CAACGATCCCTTCGGAGACGCTCCTCAATCATTTGTGAATGTTATAGAGGATGCTCGTATCGAACGTCTTATGAAGGAGACATATCCTGGTCTTCGTAAGTCTTTCTTTGATGGTTATTCAGAACTATGGAATGACGATTTCTTTGGTGTAAAGCACGAAGATCTAGAAACACTTCCTTTAATTGATCGAATCAATCTATATTTCAAAGGCAATGCTTCTATGCCTTTCTCTGAAGAAGAAAAAGTATGGGTAAAAAAAGTAGCAGCAACTAAAACTTTCAAAGATGTTGTTGATCTTGCAAACGAAATGTATGGTCATGCTCAGAAGCAAGAGGAGATGAAACCTCAATTACCAGAAGCAGAAATGCCTTTTGATTTTGATGGAGATGGAGACGGTCAAGAAGGAGATCAAGATATTGAGTACGATATCTCACAACCAACTCAAGATAGTGAGCAAGGTAATTCAAAAGATCCAATTCAATCTTCAGAAAGCATTGAAGATGGAGAACTTGAAGAAGGATCTAATGATCAATCTCAACCTCGTCCTAGTCTTGGTGGTAATCAAGCAGTTAATACTGAGAGTAAGTATAAAGAAACTGAATCAGTTACAGATGAAGCATTCAAACAAGCACTAGAAACTCTTGTAGATGAAGATGCAAGAGAGTGGGTATATCTAAGTCTTCCAAAAGTTGATGCAAACAAATGTATTGTTAAATCTGAAACAATCCAAGAAGACCTAAAGTTTCACTTCTATGGTAAAGCATTCTCTGATCTAGAACAGCAAACTTTTCACTTCAACAATGTTGATTATGCAGTTGATCATTTTGAGAAATACAAAAAGAGTGCACAGAAATCTGTCAACTATCTTGTAAAACAGTTTGAAATGAAAAAGTCTGCTTCAGAATATAAGAGAGCAGCAGTATCAAAAACAGGTGTTATCAACACTAACACTCTATACAAATACAAACTAACTGATGATATCTTCAAAAAAATCACAGTAGTTCCTGAGGGTAAGAATCATGGTTTGGTTATGTATCTTGATTGGTCTGGTTCTATGAATCATTGCCTTCTTGATACTCTAAAGCAAACATACAACCTAGTATGGTTCTGCAGAAAAGTGGGCATCCCATTTCGTGTATTTGCTTTCCAGAATGGATATGGTTCATACTATGGATCTGTAGATTCCAAGATGCACAAATGCCTAACACCAGAAGCAAATGTCCTTAACTTTGCTGATGATTTCCAACTCTTTGAGTTCTTCTCTTCACGTCAAAACAAGAGATCTCTTGATGAGTCTATGAAACTTGTTTACATGCAAGCATTCTCAATGAATGGATATCGCTTGGAATACTGTCACAAGTACGGACTAGGTGGAACTCCTCTAGTAGAAGCAATGCTTTGCACAAAACAAATTGTTTCTCAAATGAAGAAACAAGAGAATGTTGAGAAAGTAAATGTAATTTGCCTCACTGATGGTGAAGCACAACCAATGTCTTACACACGCGAGAGAAACAAAGAAGAGGATTACTATTGGAACAAAGATGAGTATCGTGTTTCCAGTATTGGTTATTCACATGGTAAGATCTTCTTCCTTCGTGACCCTGAGACAGGATACACTAGAAGGATTAGTAGTAGTCCATATGAAACTACTCAAACACTTGTTAGTTTTCTAAGAGAGATCACTGATTACAACTGGATTGGTATTCGTCTATGCAGTAAAGGAGAAGTATCTCGTGTTGTTCGTTCTCTTTGCTTGGATGAAGAACTATCAAGTAAGATTGATGATTCATGGAAGAAGCACAAGTTTGCTTCTATCAAAGAGAAGATGGGTTTCACAGAATCCTTCTACATCCCTGATAGGGGAAATGGTCATGGCACTGACGACCTTGAGGTAAAACAAAAGGGAGAAGTTGCTACCAAAGCAGAACTACAACGTGCATTCAAAAAGCACATGGGTTCTAAGATGACCAACAAAACAATCCTTAATGCCTTTATCGAGAACATCGCATGAAATGTAAAGTCCAACTATTCTCTGCAGGTACAATCTTTTATGAGGTTGTCCAATGCAGAGACTACGACCACGCTAGAAAGATAGCAGAGTCACGCAATCCTGATTGCCAAGTGATGAGTGTGACAGCAGTGTTCGATTGAATAACTGTCACAGTATCTCACACAACATAGCATACACTTGCTATACTTAATACATAAGTTACAAACAAACAAATGCCTTTTGAACCAAACCCAGTGACAACAGAACAACTCGTTCAACATCTTACAGACAATGTTGGTGTAGAGGTTGGATGTTCTGACATTCGTAATTCAGCAAAACAACTAAGCGTATCATACGCTACTGCTTGTAAAAGACTGAAAGCATATAAATCAGGTATCGGCAAGTGGAACTTGACAGCACAACAAATTGAAGAGTGCTTCAAAAAACCATCCGCACAACCTGCCGTAGAAGTTTCTTATCTACCCGAAAAAGATGGCACCTATGTCCCTTTTGGTAACTTCAGCAATGTTCGCAAAGTTATCAACTCCAATAAGTTTTATCCTGTCTTCATCACAGGTCTTTCTGGAAACGGTAAAACACTCTCCGTTGAGCAAGCATGTGCTCAAAGTGGTAGGGAATTAATTCGTGTCAACATCACCATCGAAACGGACGAAGACGATCTTATTGGTGGGTTTCGTCTTGTTAATGGCGACACTGTTTGGCACAACGGACCTGTGGTCGAAGCTTTGGAAAGGGGAGCTGTCCTCCTTCTAGACGAGATTGATCTTGCTTCAAACAAGATTCTATGCTTACAATCTGTTCTAGAAGGTAAAGGTGTATTCCTTAAGAAGATCGGACGCTATGTAAAACCTGCTAATGGGTTCAATGTTATTGCAACTGCAAACACCAAAGGTAAGGGTAGTGACGATGGTCGTTTCGTAGGAACTAATATTCTTAATGAAGCATTCCTAGAGCGTTTCCCAATTACATTCGAGCAAGAATATCCATCTGCTGCTATCGAGACTAAGATCTTGATCAACCAAGGATGTGATAAAGACTTTGCTGACATGCTTATCAAGTGGGCAGGTGTTATCCGTAAGACATTCTTTGACGGTGGTGTAGATGAAGTTGTAACAACTCGTCGTCTAGTTCACATTGTTCATGCTTACCAGATCTTTGGAGATCGTCTAGGTGCAATCACTAACTGTGTCAATCGTTTTGATGAGGATACAAAGCAATCTTTCCTCGATCTATACACAAAGGTTGACGCACAGGAAGATCTAGAGTATACTGAGGGTTGAGAAATACCCTCTCTATATTATGAGAAAGTACAGCGAGGATGAGATCCTCAAGGAGATTTCAGAATACATCTCCAACACATACAAAGGTCATTATTCTGTCGGTAACGTTCAGACTCTTGACCTTATTGATTCTGTTGGTGACGCTGAAGCATTCTGTAGAAGTAATGTTCTTAAGTATGCCTCACGTTATGACAGAAAGGGGTCAGCAAGGAAAGACATCATTAAGATCATTCATTATGGAATGTTGCTACTCCACTTCAATGACAAATCTGCTAAAGCAAATGAAGCAGCAGTAAACAATCCTACAGCATTTTCAGTTGACTACGATCGATGACCATTATTTCAAAACCTACTATTGAAGTCCTTAAGAACTTTTGTTCAATCAACAAGTCTATTGTTATTAAACCTGGCAATAAGATTTCTACGCTCAGTATTAATAAAAATATACTTGCTATTGCCGATGTCGAAGAATCATTTGATTCGCAAATCTCTATCTACGACTTGGGAGTATTCCTTGGAGGTTTATCTCTGTTTGACTCACCAAAGATCGATACTACAAACAGCAATTACGTCACAGTAAGTGATACTACAGGTAGGTCTAAGACACGTTATTTCTACGCTGATCCTGATATTATTATTCAAGCACCAGAGAAAGAGATTACTCTTCCATCTGAGGATGTAAAATTCCGTCTTGAATCTGGGGTTCTTCAGCAACTTCAACGTGCTGCATCTGTATATCAACTTCCTGATCTTTGTTTGTTTAGTGATGGAGAGACTATGCAACTATGTGTCACTGACAAAAAGAATGACACATCTAACAGTTATATGGTTGATGTAGGTACTGCAACAGAACAATTCTGTTATTGTTTCAAAGTTGAAAACTTGAAACTCCTTATGGGTTCATACAATGTTTCTCTCAGTAAGAAAAACGTTGCATTATTCCAAGGAGAAGGCATCAAGTATTATATTGCTTTGGAACCAAACACCTAATGAAACATGTATTATTCGATTTAAAAGATTGTCTAATGACCCTACCATTAGACGATGAAGAATACATAAAAGAAACTCTCATAGAAGCAGCAAAGATTGGTAAGTTAGAAGTGCTAAAGGTTGACACTCATAAGTTTAAACCCCATGGTGTTTCTGGTTACGCACTACTAGCAGAAAGTCACATAAGCATACACACTTGGCCAGAAGATAATGTTGCTAGGTGTGATTTGTTTTCATGTAATCCAGATACAGATTACAAAGCTGTGATACGATACATGCAAGATCGTTTTAATTCTATGGAAGTTAAAAGATGGGGATGCGAC